ATTCCTATTTGTGCGCCTTGTTCTATCTTTGTCGCAGATCCATCAATTGCGGCAAGAACTTCTTTAAGGTTTTTGATAACAATTTCAGCCATCTTGTAACCTTTCTGTTTTCACCTCATCTACGGTTCTAGCAATTGCTATCAACCAATCTGCCGTACTAGCGGGCAAGTTATCTACCTGTTCAGGTGTCCAACCAAACCGCTCTGCCATTTGGTAGTAATACCAATGCTCATCAGGAAAGGAAAAGTATTCATGCCTTTCCCCACCCTTGAGTAACCATTTTAGGCGTTGGAGTTCTCGCCAATTGCTTTTGGGTCTGCCTCTGTCTGTGGCGTTTCAGCCAGGTTAGGGAACAGATACTTTTGCGCGTCTTTTGTATGTTCTACCAAAGCATCATAATCAGCCATTGTTAATTCATCTAATGACTCAAGTTTGACTGATGGTGGAATTAAATCAAATGTCCATGACTCTACAAGCATGGCAATAAGCGCATCACCTAATGCAAGCGCTTTTGTAAGATCTCCACCAACTGCATTGTCTGCACTGCGCATAACATTTTTGCGATCTTTTACGCGCAGGGTTGATGGATCTTTGAGAGTTACTTTTGCTCCTGATGGGAGCGTTACTTCTTTAGACATGTTGCCTCCTGTTTGGTTTGCCTTCCTAAATGATACCTAAAAGGAGCAAGCGGTGTGGGAGAGCGGGAAGGCAATCGCCCTCAACCACACCGCCGCCCTGATCTACTTTATGCGTATGTGCCTGATGGCTTTGCGTTCTTTAGTACCCATTTGATAGGTGCAAATCCGCCTGAAGCGCCATCATCAGTTGTGTTTGATTGAGCATTGAAATCAACAGATACCTGTACAAAATCTTCACCGCGTTCAATCACACCAGTGGTGTAAGCGCCCTTAGTAAGAGTTGCCTGGATCTGAACTTCAGTTGCGCCTGAACCATAGGCCCAGTTAAATACAAGTGCAGGCTGTGTATTTGATAGGAAATTAACCAACTGATCATCATTGTCCATGACAAATGTAATCTTGCCTGTTACTTCCAAAGGCCCTAAAAATACCTGGTATGGATCTTGTGTGTTTGAGATGCCATAGATAGGTGTTGCAGGGCGTTTCATGTCAATGTTGCCAGTCATGGCTGTTGAAACGGCAGATCCACCAATTGAAACAGTACCGCGCCACACTGGTGTAGGTAGAACTGTTGAGAATGTAGGTGTTGGATCTGAAACTGTTTCTGATTGGAAACCAGTTGATTTTGCATCATACTCAAGCATGCCGTCTGCATTAAACTTCAATGAGAAGTCAGAGAATTGGCAACCAGGGTATGAGCGAACATCAACAGCATAGAAGTCAGTCAATGTGTATGAGATTGGCTGTACATCTCCGCCTGATGCAAGGCTGTTAAACAATGAGATTGTGTGTGTGTATGGTGCAGATGCGCCAGTTGTTGCAACAGAGCCTAGAACGCCTGCAATGGCGTATCCAACGGTGTCTGCAAATACTGCTCCACCAAAATCTACTGTTGAACGGGTACGGCCTTGAATGTAGTTGTAATTCAAAGCATTTGAGCCGCGCAAACCTGTGTCATAAAGTGGATCAACAATGTCCACTGGCTTGAGGCTGTCTTTCATTACTGGAATGAAATCTGTTGGTGCTACTGCCGTACCGCGGGTTACTTCTTTAGCAATGCCGAGATACGAGCGTACGGACTGTTGAACAGCCATGTGGTCACTCTCCTAGTTTCTTGTCTGACGCGGCAGCATCAAATCCTTCAGGTGCGTCAAATTCGTCACCAGGTTTTACAGTGATCCCAATGCTAGGGAACACGCGTTCTTCTGTTCCATTGTATTTATACTTCATCATGCTCCTTATGCTTGGATCATCTGTGTTACGGGAAATTGTATCTCAGCAAAGATTTCTGTAACGCCTTCTTTTTCAGTAGAAGGCTCTCCATAACGGGCTTGAATAACTGGCTCTGCACCTTGCCAAACAAGATTTCCTGAAGGATCGCCAAAGTTATGATCAGAGCGCAAACGGTCTTTTACACAATCAACCACTGCATCAAAATCAGCCATAGCGTATTCAGAATTGCGGTGAAATGAAATGCAAAAGATTTGAACAATTACGGTGTAATCAATTCGTTTCCAACCATCAGTTGCCCCGCCAATAGCCAAACGGGTTTCATACTCATCAGCAATGTAAATAACAAGAACGCTTCTAGTCATTTGGCCAGGTTGTGCATTTACCTCATAATTAATAATTTTAGGAAAAGAAGTAAATACCTGATTGACATTTTCAATAGGAGGATTAAAAAGAAAGCGTGAAAGTGTATCGCGTACAGCGGCGCGGCCTGTAAGGATAGGGGTACTCATTAGCGTATCCTGCGGTATTTATTTACCATGTCTAAGGCAACGGCTATGTCATTACCATAGCGAACAGAACCAGGAATGTTACCTGATGGGCTAGTTGTGTAAGCCATAGTTGTTGAACTATCACCACGCATTTTAATGAAAGCGCTTGTAATTAAAATACAGGCTTCCTTGATTGCGTTTGGAAGATTGCTAAATGTTGCCCCCGTTAAGTGTGCATAAAGCATAGGAGATTGCAAAGTTACGGTACTGCTTCCGTATGTGTAGTTACTGCTTACGGTAACGCGCTCAGTATTAGCGCCATCAAAAATGCGGTATTGCTCTCCTGGCAAAATACCAGTTGGATCTTCAACCGTAATTGATGTAGCGCCCACAATTGTATTTACTGTGTTTATTGTGTTCGCATAACCTGCAATGTAGGTGTATTTAGTAAATGTGTAATTGCTCTGACCTGTTGGCCCACCAAATCCCAAAGGCCCTTGAGAAGTCCAATTCCAACCAATTTGATTGCCAGGGATAATGATTTGTTGCCCTTCAAACCATGCTGTTGAGCAATCACCCAATGCGTACAACTGGTTTGGATCTGATCCATACTCAAATGATGAAAGAGAAATAACTGGCGCGTTGTAAGGGTGTAAAGCGTAATAGCCGCCTGATGCTGAATACCGTATGCGCTGTGTTTCTGTGTACTCAGTGGCCACAAGATTTTGGTTGAGGTACTCATTCATGTATGAAGAAGCGCGCAAAATTACAGAAGCCAATTCAGCGTCTTGTGCGTTTTGATTACCACCCACAACAAGGGTGCTAAGGCTCAAGGCCGTTGGTGCTTGCTTGTATTCTGCAACACTTAAATAAGAATTTTCATTACTAATGTCAGGCGTGATACCAACAGCCATTGTTATTCTCCATCTCGCGGTATGTCTTGTGACTCGTATCCGCAACGCCCACACTTGCGAAACCAGCCATCAAACCCACATTCTACGCAAGTAAATCCGCGCATGCGGTCTTGAGCAGAAATCGGATTTAATGACGCTTCAAAAAAACCTTCAGCCTTCATAGCCCGTTGGTGTGCCTTGTTTTCTACATTGTAAATACCCTGGCGATCTGTGTAATAACTTTGACCGCCAATAACAGTTTCTTTTACACCCTTATCAGGTGCTACCCATCTTGCCATTTTGCCTCCTAGTAAATTGGGAAAGGGGCGCGGCTTTTCAAATGTGCCGCGCCCCTCCCGTTATTAAGTTTTAACTTACGCTGAAACGATACCTGAAACTGCGCCATTCCATGCAGGAGCGGTGCAGAAGAATGTTCCGCGGAAGTAGGTTGAGAAGTCATAAGTGAACTGTGTTACTGGCCACTGGATACCCATGTAGTCCTGTACCAAGAAGTTCGCCCATACATCAGAAACCTGTGTATCAGGAATTGGTAGTGTCCATGAAAGAACAGGTGCAACACCTGAGTTCAACCACGGGTGAACCATAAGATCCACTGCCTTACCTGTAACTTCGTTCTGAAGTCCTGTAACAATTGAGCCGTATGTTGTACCGCTCTCACCTGGGTTGTTGATAACCAAACGGTAGTTCGCTGTTGAGCCGCTCTTGATTGCATCAGAGAGTTGCTTGCGATCATTTCCGTTCATCAATACAACATCAGGATCAGCCTTTACATTCTGGTACAAGTTAGCAAAAACAGTCTGGAATTCTGCACCTGGGTTAGATGTTGAGAATGTGCTGTTGATTGCGTTGTTGAAGCCAGTGTTAGGGCCTAGAACTGTAGGAAGAATTCCGTCATAACCAGTTGCGTAAGCAGATGTGTTTGATGTTGCGCGTGAAGCCGCCGCACCAGTTGTTGTGTAGGCCGCGTTGTTACCAGTTAAACCTGATGCAGTTGCGCCCTGGATTGTGAATGTGCCAGTTCCCTTGAGTGTTCCCTGGTATGTGAGGTTAGCCGCACCTGTTGCTGTTCCAACATAGATGTTGTAACCAAGTGCGCCAACAACAGGAGTTGTAACGGTGACTGTTAGAACATCACCTGATGCAACGGCTGTGTTTGCCTCTGTACCAAGAATTGACTCACCAAAACCGTTCGCAGAAATACCTGCGTCAGTTGTGACATTCACATAGTAAGTTGTGTTAGCAAGTGCTGTCTGTGACCCTGAGGCAACAGGTGAAGCAAGTGTAAATGTTGGAGCGGCGAGAGTACCTGAGTACCCTGATGCTGTTCCGCGAGCCATTAGCATCATGCGTTCTTCCATAAGCATTGTTGCGTAAAGAGTAGAAGTTGATGACAACTGGCGTAGATCCTCATAGCCCATACCTGAGAAGTTTGCATCAAATGAAACCTGATCAGATAGTGAGTATGAGTTGTAAGGCAAGATCAGATCATCTGCGGTATAGGAGATCTGTGGGCCGCGCTCTAAGTAGAACGGGTTAGATGCTCCTGGTGCAAAGTTGTTCTGAGTAGTTTCTGTAATACCAGGCCAAATCTGTCCTTGTCCGCCTGTACCTGTACCTGTGTAACCAAGAATACGCTTTACACGGTGTGAAGTACCAACACCCTTTTTACGGGGAATACGGTTACGGAGTGGAGTTGGGCGTGGTGTAAGCAACTTCGCAGGTGCTTCAAGGTCAAACGCCGCAAATGATGTGGACAATGGAGAAGTAGTTGTGATTTCCTTCTGAATGTCCTGCATTGCCATGCGCTGAGCCGCTAGAGCAGTGTTAAGTCCTGCCGCCGCGTCTCCTGTTAATGACTTGTTAGCCGCTAGTGCTTCAAGTGCTGAGAGTGGATCTGCTTGTGGTGCTTGTCCTGGAACATGAGAAGCATGTGAGAGAGACTTAGTGAGTTCACTAGAGAATTCCTCAAAGCGTTCTGCCGCTTCCTTTGGAGTTGCATCACTGAATAGATCGGCCACCTTTGGAGGTGTAAGTGCCATTTGTGTTTCCTTTCAGAGATTGGGTTGGGTTTACTTGTTTAGGGTTTCTTCATGCTTGCTGATGAATTCATCTGCAAGTTGCTTGTAACCCTTTGCAAGCATTGGGTCAGTTGTTGCTTGTGCTTTCGCTTTGTAAACAGCGGCCTTAGTTAGCAAATCAGAAGTTGCTTTCACATCTACTGGATTTGCTGTTCGCTTTGGGCCACCGCCTAGAGCCAAAGATTTAGCGGTTGCTAACTCAGTTTCCAAACTCATTGCTCGCACCTCAGCCGCCTCTTTTGCGGACACAAGGTTGGCAATCTCTGATTTGAGAGCCTTTGTCGCTTTCTCCACCACTTCTTCTACTATGGCTTCTAACTTCTCTGTTGAGTTTTCATCAACAGAAACTTCTTCTGTAACTTCTTCAGTTGCTTCTTCTGCAACTGTTTCTTCTGCTTCCGCAGACTTAGGTGTTTCCGCAGGTGTCACCATTGTTGTGTCCTTGAGGTTTGCACCTGTCTCCGCTGTTGGTGTCATGTCAGTAGCGGCGGCAGATTTTTCACACATACATTCCTTCATGCTCTTTTCGCAATCAGGACACATCTTTTCATCTGCGTCTGCTTCTTTTTCAGCGGCCATGTACTTGTCATAGCACTTCTCAGCATAATCATCAGCCATGCCTGCTTCTTTGCAACGCGCCTTAAATTCTTTTAATGACTCACCCTTTTTAGGCATCATTTCTTTTTCTTCAGGCTTTACGGCTAATTCAATCTCGGTTTCTTCCATTACTTCTCCCTCTGCTTCTTCGCCCTCATACCAAGCATGGAGATGAGAAACGGCTTCTAGTAAATGTGAAATAGAGCGCAGTTCATTGTGGCCCTCTTTCATTTCCTGCGCTTCAATAGAAATAAGATTTGCTAACGCTTCGCGAGCGCGCTCATACTCACCTTTATCAAACTTGAATAGATCACCCAAAATAGACTCAGGTACGGCGATTGTTTCTGTTTCCATTGAGTTACCTTTCATTAAATTACCGTCAGATTGTAAACCTTTTTTCTTACTCTCTGCCTTGTATTTGCCGCCGCGCTTTTTGTATTCGCGCACTACCCAGGCATTAGCGTAGGCAGATGGGTACACATCAAACTTTGCTTTAGCCGCTTGAATAACCTCTGCGTATAATTCTTTATCCGCAGGCTCACCCTTACGCGGTTTAATTACTTGAGATGGATCTTTTTCGCCTTCTTTTTTCTCAATCCATTCCTCTACCTGTACCAAATCCTTCTCGCCATCAACAGACTTAGCCAAAACCAATTGGCAGTTAGGGTTGGCAGGGCGATCCACTAGAGAAATTTCTACAATCTGCCCATCAATAATGCGGCCATTTGCCGCCTTGCTATCGCGTACAACGCGTGGGTTTTTAATGCCTACTGAAAAGCCCTTAAGTACGCCAGCATCAACCTTCTTAACTGAAACAGGATCTACAACCAACACGCCAATGTAATGTCCATCAGCCTTTGCTTCATACTCCTTAGCAACGCCTGCGGCAATTTGGCTGTGTTGTTCTCTAATGTTTCCACCTGACTTAAACCAGGCGGGCATTGCGCGCTTTAACCAATCGCCATCACAAATCTGTTGATCAATGTCTAGTGAGTCATCAGTTGCCTTGCCATAAACAGTCATTGTGCCGTCTGCATTACGGTCAGCCTTCTCAATGCTGAAGTAGGAAGTTGTTGTTAGATTAGCCATTAGTCCTCAATCCATTGGAATACATAAAGCCTTAGCGCAAAGAGTATCAATTTTTGGTTACGCAAGCGTTTTTAATCTGTTGGATCATAGCCAAACTCATTGATACTGTCACCGTTAAACCATAAATTTTTGGCGGGGATCACTTTGCTTAACACATCAAACCCACTAGATACATTACTGCGCCCATGTTCTTTAGCGTAAGTAGGAGAAAGCGTTACCCAATCACCAGGGTTAATTTTGTTTACGCCTTCAGGTACGGCTCTGTAAATAGTTACAGGCGCATTAGGTTTTCCTCTAATTGCCATAATTGCAGAACGGCTTTCTTTGTCCGCTTGAGCATAACCTGATCCATACAGATTAGGATTTTCATAAAAACCTGGCATCATTTCTTCAACATCAGTTGCAGGTGATCCAAATTCATCAGCCCGTCTAGGGGCTGAATGGCGCATGCGGTAACTATCTGTTTCCTCATACGGCTCAGCCTCTCCTGCCGCTTCTGCTTCTGCCGCACCCGCACCACCAGCGCCGCCACCTTGCGGGCCACCTGCTCCAAAAGTAAAACGGCCTTTAGAGTCACGGTTAGGGTTGCCCTTTTCAATGTCTGCGCTCTTGTCTAACTCTTGCGCTTCTTTTTCTCTGCGCGCCAATTCAGCCTTAGCGCCAGGTATGTTTTCTTGCGCGCTTAAAACCACTTCTAGGCTTGAGGCTTCTGACCAATCAACATCTCTAGGTGGATCACAACTTTCAGTTTTCATAATTTATGCCTTTGCCTTTCTTGCCTTTTTTGCGTTTGTCCGTAAATCTTTTGTTGGTATTGCTGAGTGATCCGTAAGCCATGTTTTGTATGGCTCTTGTAATGTTTCATAAGAAGTGCTTTTTTTAAGCGCCGCAAACAATCCTTCAATAGCCTCCTGATCAAGATACGCAACAAGTACGCCCACTTTACGGCTTACCTCTACCTCTGTCATGGCATCTCCTTAATGATTAGGGCTGTTCTGTTCAAAACAATTGTGTACAAATCAGGTAATGCTTCTTGTGATTGCCAATTCACTACTGGGTTTCTAACCAAAATAGCGTCATAACCATTAGACGCGGCCCACATACTTGCATCTTCATAAAAATCTTGTGGATAGGAATAATAGAAATCTTTTTGAGCCTGGGTCATTCTTGTTGTACTCATAAATTCTTCTTTTATGTCATCTAAAAACGCAATTTTTGCCCGTGGATCTAAAGCCGCTTCTATGGTTCTACCAAATTCAATTGGGTTTCCAAACCTGTCCTCTTTAGCAAATTTAAGTGCTGTTGAAGGTTTGTCGGTGAAGTAAGTACCATCACCAAACATTCCACGCCCAACATAAGGAGTATCCCCTGTAAGCAATTGAGCCACAAATTGATCTACTTGCTCAGGGGTATCTCCTGCAACACCTCTATGCAAAGGCATTGCTCCTGAGTCCACGGCTTTCTTAAATTCTGCCGCTGAAACAACTTTAGGCTTGCCATTAAATCCTTGTTCATCAAGTACCTTTTTAAGATACAAGTTCTCACCTTCAGGCCGCCACGGTACGCCTTCTTCTAGTTGCAAAGCCTTTTCAGGCGTGAAATAACTGGCAGGTTTTTTAGCCGCCACATAACCAATTTTAGGCCCTGCAATTTCAGGAACTTTCCAACCAAATTCTTTAGCCATAGCCTGTACAAGCAAGTTAGAAGTTTGGCCATTAGTCCTGTAATACTCTGTAAACATTTCAGCAAAGAATTCCTTGCTATTTTCCGCTGAGTACCCGCTCTTAAAAGCATTAGGGTATTCCGCTTTAAGCCGTCTAATTGCATTTGTGCGTTGAGCGTTTTGAGTTCCTTGTGTGATGTCATCAATCAAATGACCCCATTCATGTGCAATGGTGTATTCAAATTGCGTAGTAGCGGGAGTTACAGGCATCTTGTAAGCGCCTTGTGCAGAAACTTTTAGATCAGGTTGCGCAACAATCTTAGGAACAACCCACAAATCTGACTTGCCGCCGTAAGCCCAACCATACTTACCACTAGCATCTTTCTCAATGTGTACAACAGCCCGTGTTTTAGGGTTTGTTGCTTGTAACTTTTCTACTTCTTTAATAACTAATTTGCGTTCTGCTTCAGTTAATTTCAAACCTGTACTAGAAAATTGAACTTCTAATGGGCCGTTTTTATAGATAACGGCTTTTTCAATAAATAATTTGTCTGCTTTTTTAATCCTAGAACCAAAAAATGTTCTTTCAATTTGTTCTCTAGGCATAGGGAAAATTAAGGCTCTGCCTAAAGCACTTATTGCGGCTTGTCTATTCAAAGATTGAGGCAAAATTTCCCATTGTCCAGGAACATAAGGGCGCGCATCTAATGCTTCATACATGTCTAATGCTTCATTTAATGAACGGCCCTCTTGTAGAGCCGCAACCACTTGTTCAATTTCTTCTTTAGGTGTTCTGAAAGTTGTGGCATCAGGGCCAAAATCAACAGGAGAAGGAGGAACAACCATTGTTGTACCTGGCAACTCAGGCTCATCTTCCATTCCAGGAATTACAGGTAGCAACACGCAACGGCAATGTGGGTGAGCAGGAGGTTGCGCGTCACCTGATGCAAATGTTTGTCCAATAGTAATTACTTGCCCATCATTCTTTGCGCAAATGTCACACGGATCAGATACAGCCCATTCCATTTTTGCCAGGCCAGCCTCTTTGTAACGCTCAATAGATGAAAACGACATAGCGCGGTTTTGCTCAGTGATTGCAATAGTTAGGGCGCGGCTAGGGCTTGCCACATGCCGCCCAATCATTATTGCGGCGCTTTCAGCATCTAAACCCGTGGCAATTGAGTCAGATAATGCAGTGCCTAAATTTACAATAGTTTCTTTGTTAAACTTTTTGAAATAACTATCAGCGTTTACCTTTGTTAAATACGCTTGAAAATTCTTAATGTTGATTGCCGTATCAACATCACCAGGTTTCCAGGTATCCCAATTAATTTCAATGTCATCAGCCTTTTTTGCTTCACGCGCTTTTCCTAACCATTCTTGCGCGGCAACATCACCCAAAACAAAAGCCTCTTTCCAGGCGCGGGTAACAGCATTACGCAACGGTTCATCATTGAGGTACACATTAAGCAAAACCCATGAACGAGCGCGCACACGATCCTGTGTAGGGTTATTTGTAGGCTGAGGCATTGTTTCCTGGTATTTGCTAAAGACTCTTTTGAAGTCTGTTACCTGGTGCAGTGCCGCCCTAATCTTCACTGCGTTCTTTGCCGCTAAGCGCCCATCTGCCTTGAGAGCGCCCTCAATCATGTTAAATAAGCCTTAGCCAGCGCTCGCGCAGTATCTAAATCACCATCAAAAGCACAACGGTTGAGCGCATCTCCCACAATTGGATCAAGTGATTTGAATTCAAATAATCTTGCGCGCTTACCCTTAGCCGCCCATTTCATAAACGCTTTTACTTCAGTTGCTTCTGCTTCACTGGGATCTTCTTCAGTTACAGGAGTCTGATCTAAAGGATTAGGCGTTGTAGGCGCATCAGGTGTTGCATCAGGCCCGCTTAAAGTAGGGGCAGTTGCCGCACTAGCCGCATCAATTAACCCATCAGGTGAGAACAATAAAACGCTTGAGCCTGCAACCAAAATTGGCATGTCTGCTTGAGGTGTATCAAGCAACGGTAAACCAAGTTCTGATCTGCGCTCATTGATTGACTTACCGCCTGAGCGAACTTCAATCTCATTCTTACGGGCGTTTTCTTCATTGTCCAAACGCTTTGAAATCATTAACTTAAATTCAAGTTCGCGTGGCATACCTAAGTATGTATAAGAAAGGTTTGTAATCTGTTGTGAGATCCAACTAGCAAGTGGGCCAACGCCTAACGCTTCTGCGTTTTCTGCCTGGCCATCTGCAAACCCTGCTCCACCTAATCCGCCCTTTGGAGAGAAACCAATTTCAGATGGTTGAACGCCAAAGTGTCCGCAAATAGAAGTGATGAGGTAATCATCAAGTGTGTCTTTAAACTTTTCGCCATAACCTTCATTAACAATAGGTGAAAGGCCCTTTGGCAATAGGCGAGCGCGCTTGCGCTGTTCTGTTTGTCCTGCAAGATCGTCATTGAGGATACGCTCATAAGCAAGCAAGAGATCAGGGTTAGTTCCCCAATCTTCATCAGTTGTAAACATGAGTTCAGGCATTACACCATCTGTGTACTCTGCTCTGATCCATTGTTGGCGGCGCAAATAAATGTCAGCAAGTGGTAGCGCTCGCTCTACTGGGCTAAATCCATAAACAGAAATTTCATCAATGAGCGGCTTGATTGTTGAGCCATCAAGAATTTGGAAACCGTAAAGATCTCCGCCTACTGTTGGCTGAGGATAAATGGCCAATGCGTCAATAACTAAAACATCTTCAACAGCAATGTTGAGCCAATCGTTCCATGTAAATCCATTTGCAGGATCAGGGTTTTCCCAAAACTCACGCAAGCGGTTAATTTCATCTGTGTACTTTTCACGGGCCTTAGCCATAGCGCGCACATGATCGCCGCCTGCTTCTGCCGAAATCTTTTCTGATGCGTCTGCACCAAGAACAATGTCAAACTCAAGGTTGTTCATTTTTGATTTAGTTACTTCAATGCAACGGCGCAGAATGTCAATTGCGTCAGCGCTTGCTCGTAATGTTTTAAACGGTACAAGTTTTGTTTCAGTGATGTTGATGTTCTGAGCAACTTGATACTCATACTTACGCGGCTCAGGGCGGCCAGTCTCAGGATTGATTGGGTTAATTGCACCAGGAAGAATTGGCATACCTGGGCCAAAAGGAACTGTTGCGCTAAATGGTGCGCGTGGGAGTGCGGTTGTGTTTCCGTACTGTTGTTGCATTTGCAACCCATTGAGTAAATCTTGAGTGCCAATTGTTGTAGCACCTACAGGTAGGTTAGGCCCTTTTTCAATGTTGCCAGTTGCGATTGCTCTTGCGATACGGTCACGGACACGACCCATTGTATCTCCCTTGTTATGCCCCTTGTAAATCAGGCGTGTTGCAATGATAGCGATTTCCGCCAGTTCATGTATTGTAAGGGTTATGAACTTAGTAGAGAAGGCAGTTCATCACGGAGGCAAATTAGCGCCATTGGTAATTCCTCACGGGCTTACTAGCGGCACTGGGTTAATGAACCCGTCAATCTTCATTGATGACAAAGGCAACATTCTTGTGAATTTACGCCATGTAAATTACACGCTGTACCATGCAGAAAATGAACAAAAGTTCCCTAGCCGTTTTGGGCCATTGTCATACTTGCACCCTGAAAAGGATCAACGCTTAGTAACTGTTAATTACTTATGCCGCCTCAATGATGATCTTGAGATGACTCACCACGCCAAAGTGGATACATCTGAATTAGATGTTGAGCCTATTTGGGAGTTTGTAGGTGAAGAAGATTGCCGCGTAGTGCAGTGGTTAGATGATTATTACCTTATGGGAGTTCGCCGTGACACCACAACCAACGGTGTAGGCCGCATGGAGTACAGTCGCATTGAGATTGACTGGGATAACTGGGCGGTCAAAGAGGTTAGGCGTGTGCGTATCAAAGCGCCCGCCCCTGATACTTCTTATTGTGAGAAGAATTGGATACCCGTCCTTGATAAGCCGTACCACTTCATCAAATGGACAATGCCAACAGAATTAGTTTATGCCAGCCCTATTAGTGGGGAGTGTGAACAAGTATTTGTTAAGCCAACAGCCATACCGCCAAAAGATCAGCGCGGATCTAGCCAGGTCATACGGTGGGGCAACATGTACATCTCCATTACCCATGAGGTAGATCTGTTTAAGAATTACTTAAATCAAAAAGATGCAATTTACCGTCACCGCTTAGTTGTGTGGGATCAGGAACTAAATGTTGTGGGGCTAAGTAAGGAATTCTCGTTCTTAGATGCTCGCGTTGAATTCTGTGTAGGGGCGGCGGTTCACAAAGGTAACCTTTTGGTGTCTTTTGGTTTCCAGGATAACGCCGCATTTGTTCTTGAAGTACCTAAATTGGTAGTTGAGGATTTAATTATGGAGGCCCTTGCTTATGAAAATTGAGCAGTTAGTTGTAGAACTATCCAAAGATCCATTTAATCCAACGCTTAATTTTGATGTAGCCGTGGAGTATGAGAAGCAAAACCAAACAGCATCAGCGGTTTCTTTCTATTTGCGCACCGCTGAATACGGTCATGAGTCACACCCAACCCTGGTTTATGCCTCACTTCTCAAAGCCGCGCACTGTTTTGATGATCAAAATGACCGCCAGGCAACTGTAAGCAATTGTTTATTGCAGGCTGTTGCGTATTTGCCATACCGCCCTGAAGGTTATTTCTTACTAGCGCAGTTCCATGAGCGTTTAGGCCAATGGCAAGAGTGTTACACCTGGGCCAACATTGGATTGCACAACCAACTTAATTCACCGCTTCCTGTTGATGTGGGGTATGAAGGCAAGTATGTGCTTTTGTTTGAGAAGGCAGTAAGCGCCTGGTGGATTGGGCGCAAAGAAGAAAGTCTTGAATTGTTACATAAGTTAGACGGCATGAAATTAACCCATGATTATGAAGTTGCTGTTAAAAGCAATTTAGGAAGGCTTACACATGTTGCTTTTTGATGTTGGCGCTAACCGTGGTGATGCAGTGCTTGCAGGGTTGGCTCAGGGATACCGTGTAATAGCCTTAGAAGCCGCTCCACGCGTTTATGCGCAGTTGGTTAATAACTTTATTTACAACCCTAATGTTGTGCCTCTTAAAATGGCTGTGAGCGATAAAGATGGCGAGCGCTTAAAGTTCTATGAGGCAGATGAAGATGGGCTTAGTACGCTCAACAAAGATTGGCTCACCAAAGACGGCATGCCATACCAGGGCAAACCTTACAGAGAGTGTGAGGTTTCAACGATCACCCTTGATACATTATGTGAGTTTTACGGCAACCCTGACTTAATCAAGATTGATGTTGAAGGTGCAGAGTGGCAGGTAATGAAAGGCATGACCCGCCATTACGGGGGAACAATTTGTTTTGAGTGGACATTTGAAACCATGCACCAGCATGAAGATCAATTAGATTATTTGTTCACATTGGGTTACAGAGAAGTAGCGCCTCAATACATTGTTAGTCATTTAGAACAACCTGATGAATGGTTTGATCTAAGAGTAAACAACACCAACCAATTATTAGCCTGGCATCAACTTACATCTGATGATTGGATTGACGGCGGTTGGAAAGTAGCCAACCTGCGCCCTACCGCAGATGTAGGTATGTTGTGGGTGCGTTAAGCAATGTCACCAACAACTGTAAATGTATTTGTTCCAGTACAAAGAATTGTTGCTGAACTAAATTGAGCGCGCAAAGTAGGCGCTGAAGAAGTAGCCGCATTTGATGTAATTGTTACACCAGCGCCTTGTGCAATAGGAACTGCTCCTGCGCCAATACGCTGAACATAAATTAATTGACCGCTTGTAAATACACTAGGTGGAACAGTGATTGTTTGAGAAGTAGCGCTGTTCATAGTTACCCACACATTTCTATCAGATGATAAAAGTGTGTATGCAGTTGTTTGCGGATTAAAAGTTGCTGAATAAGCAGTACCTAAAAGTCCTTGAATACCTTGCGTACCTTGTAAACCTGTTGTTCCTTGAACGCCCTGCACTCCTTGCGCACCAGTTGTACCTTGTGGGCCCTGTACATTTGGGTTAGGTGTAATTGAAACTGCCATTATGAGATCTCGCTTCCAAATGCGTTAAATGAACATGTGCCGTTTTGTGAATAAACTGTAACAACATCTGTTGCCCCCAAAGTTACACCACTTGTGTATGTAAAAGTGGCAGTTGTGCTAAGGCTAAGATTGTAAACAATGTAATCTTCAATAGAAAGAGTTGCACCTGCGGGGCGAACAGCAATACGCACTGTGTCTGATGCTCCACCAGTGTTTACAACATTGATGGTTGAAACAATCGTTTGTGTTGCGGCAGGAACGGTGTAAAGAGTAGAAGCAGTAGCCGCAGATGGTGCTAACTGTCCTAATACTTTGTAATTTGTTGGCATTATTCTCCCTTTTTACATTCCACCGAGCATTAAAATGTCAGGCAATGCTGTTGCGCTTGCACCGATTGTACCCTGAACACCCTGAATACCAGTTGTACCTTGTGTGCTTTGTGTTCCCTGAATACCCTGTAAACCAAGCAAACCTTGTGTTCCTTGTGTTCCCTGAGTACCTGTTGTTCCTTGAATTCCAGTAGTACCTTGTCGGCCTTGAATTCCTTGAGATCCAGTTGTTCCCTGTGTTCCCGTTGCACCTTGAATACCTGTAGCACCAGTTGTGCCTTGCGCACCCGTAGATCCAGTTAATCCCTGTGTTCCAGTTGTACCTTGAGAACCTGTTGCTCCTGTAGATCCAGTTGTTCCTTGAATTCCAGTTAATCCCTGAGTTCCTGTTGCTCCCTGAGCGCCTGTTGCACCTGTTGCACCAGTAGTACCAGTAGTTCCTTGAGATCCTGTAGCGCCAGTAGTACCAGTAGTTCCTTGTCGGCCTTGAATACCTTGAGATCCAGTTAAACCTTGAATTCCTGTAGTTCCCTGGTTGCCTTGAATTCCTTGCGTACCTTGAGATCCAGTAGCGCCAGTTGCGCCAGTAGTTCCCTGCGATCCAGTTGCACCAGTTGCACCAGTTGCACCAGTTGTGCCTTGCAAGCCCGTCAAACCTTGTAGGCCAGTTATGCCCTGAATTCCCTGAGTACCTTGTGAACCTGTCGCACCCGTTGTACCTGTAGTGCCTTGTGATCCCGTTGCACCTGTCGCACCTGTTGTGCCTGTATTTCCCTGAACACCAATAAGGCCCTGAGTTCCTTGAGAGCCTTGAATTCCAGTTAATCCTTGAGAGCCTGTAAATCCTTGCAAACCTGTAAGGCCTTGTGTGCCGTTAGTACCTTGAGAGCCATTAGTTCCCTGAACGCCCTGAGTTCCTTGAGATCCAGTTAATCCTGTAGTTCCCTGTGATCCAGTTAAACCCTGTAGCCCATTTGTACCCTGGTTGCCTTGTAAACCTTGAGTACCTTGCGCGCCAGTTGTACCTTGCGCACCTGTAACTCCTTGAATACCAACGCTTTGAGTAATAAGAGAAATGTTGTGGTTATTTGCAAACCCTGTTGTACCTGTTCCACCTGATGCTAAAAGTGTTACAGGAAAAGTGAAGTAACTATTAGTTACATAAGTTGGTGTGCCGTTTACTTCCCATTCTTGATAGTTATCAGAGTTAGTTCTATCTTGAATGAAGAAAATGTCACCGTCTTTAATGTTTCCTAATAAAACATCAATGTCCACATTAAAATCTGTTAAGTGGGAAATGTAAATGTTTGTTGCAGAAATTTGTGTGGTGTTATTCCAAATAATTCTGCCAGCGGTAGGTACAGGTGTTTGAGTTGTAGTGTCTGTTTGATACTCAAAAATAGATGATGATGTACCGCTTGCACCAGTATTACCTTGAACACCCTGAATACCCGTGATGCCCTGAACGCCCTGGCTACCTGTGATGCCTTGAATACCCTGTGTGCCTTGAGAGCCAACAGTGCCTTGAATTCCTGTAATACCTTGAACGCCTTGAGTACCTGTTGCACCCTGGCTTCCAATAATTCCTTGAGTGCCTTGTGTTCCCTGCGCTCCTGTTAAACCTTGCAATCCATTAGTGCCTTGAACGCCTTGAATTCCCTGAGATCCAGTTGTTCCTTGCGCACCATCTACACCTTGAGATCCAGTAACACCCTGAACACCTTGTGTACCTTGAATTCCAGTAACGCCTTGAATTCCTTGAACGCCTTGTGAACCAGTTTGTCCAGTTGTTCCCTGCGCGCCAGTAATTCCCTGAAGTCCATCAGTACCTTGCACACCTGTTATACCTTGCACACCCTGAACTCCTTGTGTGCCTTGTGATCCTGTAATTCCCTGGCTACCAGTTACACCTTGTAAACCTTCTACGCCTTGCGCACCAATAGTTCCTTGAATTCCATCTGTACCCTGAACACCCTGCACACCTTGAACACCCTGTGTACCTTGTGCGCCCGTTGTTCCTTGTGATCCAACAACACCTTGTATGCCTTCAGTTCCTTGCACACCCTGTGTACCAGTAATGCCCTGAGTTCCATCAAAACCTTGTGTTCCTGTTGAACCTTGTATGCCAGTTAAACCCTGCACACCAGTAATTCCTTGAGCGCCAATTAAACCTTGTGTGCCAGTAGCGCCTTGCATACCTTCTGCACCTTGTGCGCCAACTGTTCCCTGAATACCGTCAAAACCTTGCGCTCCTGTTTGACCTTGAGCGCCTTCAATTCCTTGCGCTCCTGTAATTCCTTGAGTTCCGTTTGTGCCTTGTATGCCCTGTGTACCTTGTGTTCCCTGCACACCCTGCAAGCCCTGAACACCTTGAGTTCCTTGAATACCTTGTGCGCCTTGAATACCAGTTATGCCTTGAGTGCCTTGAGCGCCTTGTACTCCCTGCACACCCTGCGTTCCTTGCAAACCTTCTAAGCCCTGTAAACCTTCTGTACCTTGCACACCTTGAACTCCTTGAGTTCCTTGTGCGCCAATAACACCTTGCAAACCTTGTGTGCCTTGAATACCAACAGTTCCCTGAACACCCTGTGATCCGATTAATCCTTGTGTTCCTTGTGGGCCAACAATCTGACCGACATTCTGCCAACTATTAGTTGTTGCGCTCCATACATACAAATCACCATCTTGATCAACAATGTAACCATCACCAACATTGCCTGTTGGGTGTGCGGCAACAAGTGCGGCATAAGTTGGATAAGAACCAAGAATAGTAACGCCAGTTCCCATCAATCCTTGAACGCCCTGAATACCAATAGGGCCAGGTGTAGTTACATTGATTGTTGGAATAACAGGCTTGATAATGACTGCATTACAGCCGCAATAGGTACACATTATCTAGTCACCTGCGCAGAAACTTCCACCTGACCTTGAACAACGCGGATAACGCTCGCCCCTGAATAAAGTTCAATGTCATAGTCATAAGGGCCTTCATTGATAGCGCCTGTTTGTGTTGCTGTTGCATGCAAAGCAATGTTGCCTGTTGCGCCAGTCAAAGTAATGCCACCGTTTTGAGTTGTAAGAGTTAAAACCGCTGTTGGGCTTGTTGCACTTGATCGCATTTGCATCTGCGCTGTGTATCCCGTGATGTTAATTGGCGCTGTTGCTAGTCCGCCTGAAATGTATGTGCCTGTTGCGCCATTTGTCACTGTGAACTGTGTGGCGTTTGCTGTTGCAATTGTTACATTCTGAAGATTGTAAATGTACGGCATGACTTGATCAATAGAAACTGTTTGCCCTGCGGTAAATGAATTAGCCGCTGTGTAAGTAACGGTTGTTCCATTGCCTACTACATTTGTGATTGATGCAGGTTGCTTGTAAACAACATTAAGATCCCAGTCAGCGCCTTGATCCATTCCCAGGTTGTAAACAACAGCCATAATTATGCTCCCTGCGCCACTTCTGATTTTGCGCTAATCATAGCGGTATTACATGAAGCGCAATGAGTAAATTGTTTAGGCATTGGCAAGCCGCACTTAGGGCAATGATTAGCAATAGCGTTAAAGTAATTACTGACTGTAACTTTTCCTAACAAATCGCTAAAGCCCTGCACCATTGCATCAATGCGGTCAGGTGAATTTGGTTCATCTACTGTCCAGGTACACATCTGATCTTCTAACTCTGCAAACTCTCCAATGTGGTGAATACGCCCCTGCTCATACATAGCCGCTACAGGTTCAGCGCGTAATCTCTTACCAACATGCGCTCGCACTTCTCTGATTGGCAAAGTAGGCCGTACCTGCTTCAACACCGCACTCACCATGTCACCGCCCTGGTTTACTTCCACCAAAACCGCATCTGCTTTGTACGCATCAAATAGTTCTACTGCCTTTGTAGCCCACTGTAACGGTGAACCTCTAAATGAGTAATCTCCCATTACATAACCCTGGCCATCTGCGGTAGATCCAACAACAACAATTCCTGTTTCATCTGACTTCTCACTGTTAGTTACGGCAGGATCAACGCTTACAACAATGCGCGCCATAGTTGGGGCTTTGTCTATGCGTGTGCGATCAATCAAGCCTCTAGTCCACAATGCGCCTTCAACATCATCAAGGATTTCTCCATAAAGTTCCTGGCGGCCTAATCGTGTTCCGTTGTAGCGGGCTTGTAATTCCATCAATGCGCTAGGGGCTAGGTTTGCGGCGTTATCAAATGTAGATCCCCTGGTGATTACTACTGAGCCATCTGTACGGCCTGCAAGCATGCGTATCAGGGCTGTAGAGCGGGGCGTAGTAGTAACAATGACCCGCGGCTTTTTACCCAGGCGTAGGCCAAACTGCAACTGATCCCAGGCATCTTGATAGCGCCATGCACCTAATTCATCACACCAAGCGCCATGATGTTGCGGGCCACGGAAACGCTCAGGGTTATCAGCGGAAAATAGTTTGATGCGGCTACCGTTTTTTAAAAGGATCTCACCAATAGAACGGTTGTAATTTGCAAGCATTTTGTAACGCTGTAGCACTGCGACAATGCCTGACTCACCCTCTGCACATGTATCTCTAGCATCTGAGAAAGTAGGAGCAACTACTGCCCACCTGGTTGCAGGTTGCATGATCGCTTGCCACGCAATTTCTTCAGCGCCTAATCTTGTTTTGCCAAATCCGCGGCCTGCCATTGCAAGCCAAATGTTCCAATCACCGTCAGGGGGTAATTGTTCCTTCCGCGCCAGTTTGTTCTTCCATACCCAGCGGCTCGCGGTTATCCGTGAGTTCAGTGATGGTTGCAACCCCTCCAATTGTTGAGGCTTCAATAATTCTTGCGACTCGTTCAACTTCTCTGTCCAGGTCTGATCCGTCATAAGTAACCACCTCTGCTTGTACCTTCAATGGTGCTTCTAATCCCAGCAACTTTGCGCGCTTATCAATTACACGCAAAACAAATTCAGCCGCTCGCAGATTACCCTCTACCGCCATTTTCCAATAGGTGCGCTGTAAGGTGTCTAAACGGTTTAATTCAAGTTCGCGGTGTTCATCTATCGTGGCATGCGGGTGACGCGTTAGAGCGCGCTTGTATGCCTTAGAGACACCAGCAATGCTCATGTCCACCATAACCGCTATTTCACGCCATACATAACCTTCCTGGCGCAACTCAATTATGGTTGTCTCTTTTTCTACTAATTCCTGCGTATTTTCTACCATAATGTGTTCACTTTAAACTGATAAAAAGTTTCCTGCAAATTGAAAGAACAAAACCCACACTCAATTAAGAATGTGGGCTGTGTCCAGCACTCTCACTAGGTACTTATGTTTCCCTAGTGTGAAGTTGTGAGATCTTCTCACTTGCGTAACTTATCTAACTCCTAGCGCCATTGCAACTACCGCAATAAACAGGCTTAAAACAATAAAAAGGATTACGCCATCAAACGGTGTGTTGTTCATTTACAACTCACACACTCACACTTGTTATCTACGCAAAAGCAATCTTCATCTGATGGGAGAAGTCTTTGCCCCTTGCAGATTTGGCATGCCTGACGGCTAAGAATGTCATCAAGGATTGCTTCAATGTCACTCATGGGCTTTACCTGTCTTTACTAAGTTGATACGAGCATCAAGCAATTCATCTAATTGTTCTGTAAGCATTTCTTTTTTGCGCCAATCCATGCGGTTTCCGTATTCATCAGTTTTAAGCATGGCGTGAACATGGCTCAGACATTCATCTATCTGAGCCAATGTCACTTCTTCTTCTATGACGATCACATGAAGATGTTAGCCTTGATTACGCTCCTGGCGCTTTAAAAAGTAGTTCTCAACATCTTCTTTTGTATAGAACACATTACGGCCTGACTTCTGCACCCATGTAAGCGTCTTGCGGTGTTGGATCTGTCGCAAATTGTTTAATGTAATTCCCAAACGCTCGCATACTTCAGCGGCGCTCATTAGATTTTCTACCACGGTGCGGCCTCCTGTGTCTTAGGCTTGCCCAGTCTAGGAACTAAGCCAATTTCTCTTGCTGTAATTTCCATTGATGTTTTTTCATTGCCTTCTTTGTCGGTGTATGTGCTTTGTGCCATCTCACCAGTAACTAAAACAGTGTCACCTTTTTTAAATGTGTCTGCAACGGCTTCAGCCTTTGTACCAAATGCAACAACCTTGAACCACATTGTTTCGCCATCTTGCCACTCACCATTTACTTGCTTGCGCGGTGTGTAGGCCAATGAAAAATTACAATACGCTGTGTTGTTCTTTGAAAATTTTAGGTCAGGGTCATTGCCTAAATTACCTTTTACGCTTATGTTCATCAATCACCTTCCATCATTACGGCCTCAGTGCCGTCATCTTGTAGTAATACAATTGAACCATCAGGCTTCACAAAAGGAAATTCATGCGGCTCTTTGTAAGATGGCACAATCCAACCCTTTTGCTCTGCGCTTGCAGGCTTGAGGTGAATACTATCGGTTTTTAAATTATGGCAACTGTGATGGATCAGGATTAAATTTGAAACGGTGTCTTTGCCGCCGCGGGATTTAAGTTTGCGGTGATGCAGGGCCATGTTCTCAGGCAAGCCAGGGCCACCGCATACTTCGCAGTAGCCATTAGCCCTGTTAATTACGGTAGCAACAACTTTCTTATCAATCGCCATCTTCTTCTTCATCTTCCCATTCAGTAGGATCTACCGTAGGAAGATCAACGCGTAACGGCAGGCCAAAAGGTGATGCTGTACTCATCAATACCAACCTCCATGTAAGTCAGGCCCAGCCTGTTTTTTCCAAAACTCCCACGCCCCGCAAGGTGTGGAATAACGCTTGTACACATAACGCAAGCCAGCCTTGATTTGCGTGTAAGCATCTTTGGGCATGTAAGGGTACTTGTAATTTTTCCATGTGGACGGCAAAAATTGAAACAGCCCAAACGCCCCTGATGAACGATTAAGCGCATTAACGCGCCACCCGCTCTCTTTGTAGATCAATTGTTCCAGGCAGGCGAACTGCCTCTTATGATCAGGGTAATTCTTCTTCACCATTTCAAGTGCTATGACTTTTGGCGGCATTTGATGCAACTGTATTTTTGGTGCTTGAGCCGCCGCAGGTGAAGCAAACACAATTCCTACCGCTAATGCGGCGCTTAAAAGGATTTGTGTTAGACGCTTCAGGCTTTAGCCTTTCGCCAACTTTCTACACACTTCGCAAACGGCAGTACCGTAAACCCAACTACCGCATAAACAACGATTAACTAAACTGTCCATTTCTTTACCCCTTTCAGGTTATTTTTAGGACTGCTCTATTTTATAACAAATCTCACTGATTACAACGCCCAAAAGGGTCACAATAATTACGCTCAACATAAACATCATTCTTCTTCCTCCTGGGGTGTTAAGTTAATAATTGCTTGAATTACATTTGCCCTGCTCAATCTGATGCCTTCTACAAAACCTATGTAACGCTCACGCGTGGCAGGCTCGCTCAACATCTTTTCTATGTAAGGCCCTTCAATCCATGTTGTTAAAACATCTTGAAGCGGCTCTAAATGATTTTTAATTACTTCTTCAGGTGTCATGGGTATCTCAAATCTTTGCACCACTCTGACATGTTCTCAATTGCTACTTTGCATTGATCAGGTGTTGTTATGTCGTATAGCCAATAAACTATAATTACAAATACAACTCCTAAAACAATTTTGCCTTTGCGTGTAATTCTACTTTTTGCCATTGCTTGCCTTCCTCCTAAAGTATTCGTGACCTGCGCACCATTCGCACTCACATAACAAACTGCCATCTTCTTGTTGGTGGACAATTATGAAATTAGCGGGTGATCCAAAAGTTCCACACCAAATGCAACTAGGATCGTTGCTTATAGACATTGTGAATTTGTAGGTTCATGTCCGCCAATTTATCTTGTAATGCAAACGCTACTTGCTCGCGTTGCATGCCGTTGATCATTGACTGACTTTTGTTTGGTGGAATTACAAAATCATTAAACTCCACTGTCATCTCTACCTTGAACTTCATGCTGAACATGTCCTTTCGCGTTTAATGAGATCATTGTATTGTTTAGGCGTAATGTTCAAAGTTATGGTTTCCGCTACGCCTGCTTTTCTAAATTCCTCAATTGCATGCGAACCTTCATAACCTTCATCAATGAATGAAAGATAAGCGCCGTTCTGATCCACATACACCCAACCCCTACGCGGGCCACCTGATGCATTGTTCTGCGCAACTACTCTAATTAACATTTACACTCCCTTCACTTTGTCATCATAAGGATTGCCTGCGCGGAATTCCGCAGGCACTTCTTTAATACATTCAGCGCCAACAGGAAACCAACCCATGTCACCGCCGTCAATTGCCAATGTTTCATAATCGTTAGGGTGAACAATTAAAGCGCCACCGCAACCAACATAAACGCCTTGAGATTTGCCTTGCTTTGATGTGTCGCGCCCGCAAAAAACACATGCTGTAAATGTAAAACCAGTTGAGTTGTTTTGACGCTTTTGATACTTTTCACCCCAAAGATTGTTGGTGTCAAAAGCGCGGTATTCGCCGTTTGTGCGGTAATTCTTACCTGTTACTAATTCGCCCATAATTAGTTGCCTGCCTTCATTGTTTCGCAATAAACAACCCATGCTTCTTCACGCGCTTTGTCGTAAGCATCTTGTGTTGGCTTCATCATGTGTTCAAATTGAGCAATCTGAATTGCGTAATCTTCTTCATACTTGCGGTTGATTTCAGCAATAGCCGCGTCACGCTCTGCTTGAAGTTTTGCAATGTAACGGTCACGGATTGCGCAATTGCGATCTAAAGCCGCTTCCCACTTTTCGTATTGTGGAGCAACTGTTTGATCCATAATTGCATAAGCCTTCTTATGTAAGCGTGTGCGCTTTGCTTTTTGTGATGCTGTTAAATCTTGAGTCATTGTGTGCCTTCTTCCTTTGGGAGTGGATCTCCCTTACAAGGAATAAATTACGGCAAATTTAAGGTTGTGTCAAAAACATTTGCATTATTTGTGCCATTTATTGTGTGATTTGGCTCACACACCCTACGCAGGCATTTTGGCCCACATTTGAACCCAAAGGCCAGGGTTGATCCCGTACTGCTTAGCCGCGGTCAGGCGTACAACCTGCCCATCATCACGGTAGGCAATGGCTGTAAGGCCGTCTAGCACCGCTCTAACCAGTTTATCCAGGTCAGGGGCTACTGACGGCTCAGGGCGGTTCACGGTCTTTGGGCGGGCCATTGTGAAGATCATGTCAATTTCCACTGGCTCAAGGTGGGGCTTTGCCCCTGCCTCTCTAGCCCGCAAAGCAATGGCAGAACGCCACGCGGCCAGTTCTGAACCTTTGGCATGAATGACATGCCCGTTGATGACTTTCATAGATCCTTGCGGAACTGGTTGGCCATCTACCTGAAAAGTAATCACCTGATCAGTGTAATGAGATCCTGCGCTGTTGCAATTTGATCTGCGCCCATTTCATTAACGCCATGAAAATCATAAACGCCAACATGATCAGGGCCTTGAATGTATTTCACCATTAAATCATGATTATTAACTAATACATGATCACCTGGTTGCACAACTGCGGGATCAACTAATTGCTTAGTCATAGTTCCTCCTGTAATGGTTACATCAAGTGTAACAGTTACAGATAATGTTTGAGTTATTTTGTAAAACTCTTTCTCAATAGTTCTCTGAGTTCTGCGGGTGGTGGTACGGCTCGTTCTCTTTGTAGTTCTTGTTCCTTGAACCATGCTTCATTCTCCGCTCTTTCTCGTTCTGCTTTTGCTCTTGCATCTTGTAATTCTTTTTCCTTGATTTCTGCGGGAGAAAGATTACGGGGCGGCAAAGGGTCATCAAGCCATCTCTGAGCGTTTAACCAGGTGGAGGCATGTGCTGTGTACCCTGGCACTCTATTAGGGTCTGATTTGTACCTCAGAGCGCCTTTAATGATTATGTCTGCATCAGTTGTACGGATCGCTTTTTCAAACGCTTTAAGTGCCGCACCTTTTCCAACCTTGATTGGATAAACATTCCAAAAATCCACAAACAAATCTTTTTTGTTTATGTCTTTATCTTTATCTTCCTCTTTATCTTCCTCTTTATGGTTCAACGACTGTTCAGCGTTTGTTGAACGCTCGTTTAATCCACGCGCAACAACCGATTTTTTACCCGCAAATGAAGCCTTTGCAGACTTCTCACGGATCTTTTCAAGGTCATCTTCTACCCTGGCATGTGTCCATAAATTACCGTCAATAATAAAAAATTCTTCTAGCGTTGGCTTTGCCTCTGCCCATTCTTCAGGACTAAGACGGGCCACATGTGACAAACGCTCATTGGTGTTATCCAATGCTTTTCCGCGTTGCCAGTAATTCATCAACAACAGCATGTAAGCGCCGTGTTGTTGAGCCGTTAAATGCGCTGTATCGGCTAAATAATCTGAAACATACAACTGCATGTATGGCAATGAAGTCATTGCGCCTCCTTCATACATTCTTTAATTTCTCTCATTGAAATTCCGTGTTCTGCCAATGATTGCAAGCCTCTTATCCGTTGATTTGGATAACTCAAAGGCTGACTCATACTGACCCGCTCTTGGCTAGTCATGCCGCCCCACATTCCGTAATTTTCATTAGCGAACGCGTAGGTTAAACATTCTTTCCAAATAGGGCAAGAGAGGCAGATGGCCCGCAAAGAATTGATGTGATCGTAAGCATTTGTTGAGCGTTCTTCTTCTACTTGATAAAACAAATCTGTGTAGATTTCTAAACGCCTGCACTCAGCCTTTTCCCAATCAACTTTTTTGTAATCTTCTCCATTTATTTTTGTGTACTCGGACAACCCACTTCTCCGCTCGGATCGTAGTAGGGGCAGAAGTCTGCGCAAAACGCCAAAGGTTTTTCAGGCCGTGGTTTGAGTTGTTGCTCAACCATGTCACGCGTTTTTTCTAAATGATCTAAGGCTTCTAATGCAATTTGTTCATCATACGGTGCGGAATAAACCAAAATGTCTGACATTTTGCCATCACGCGGAATACCAACAAGCGCTACATCTTTAACAATGTAACCGTTTTGCGTAAGCAAATAACCGTAAAGATGAACTTGCCATACTTGCTGACGATTATTGCCACCAAAATAACGGCCACTGCCTTTTTTAATTGTTTTCCAGTCAATAACGGTATGGTTGATTTTGTCGTAGCAATCCACATGGCCAGGCACTCCATTGGCTTCAACAGCAATTTCTAATTCATACTGAACGCCAAATGGATCTTCACGGCGTATTGCATCTTCAATGCCAGTGTGAATGAAAGTTCCCAAAATTGCGCCTAACTTGTCACCAACATTTGTTGGATCAGTTTGTGCAATGTCATGCCAAAGCCTGCGGTGACACCCACCAATTGCAGATGGGCCAATGGCTGTTTGTTGTGATCTTGCCCTTGAATTGTCGTTAGCAACCAGGGTTTTTGTAATCATTTCTTGAAAGTTAATCACAAATTATCCTCATTCCATTGTTTGCCATGCAAATCTTCTTTTAAAACCATAAAATCTTTTTCTATCTGTTCTATTCTTTTTCTTATTCTGTACAACTTAACTGCCATGTACAACGGGTAAGCCCAATAACCAATAAAAACGCCTATAACTAAACCAATCGCAAAAGTAATCATGTTAGATCCATACTTGTACGCACTGATGTGCCTACGGATCTAGCAATTTCAACTTGAGTTTTTAATCTATTTGTATTGGCCCGTGATGCCAAAACACGCGCTTGTACAATAGCCAGGCTCTTATGCAATTCTTCATTTTCAATAAGCGCCATGTCCTCACGCTCTCCCACGGTGTAGTTCTTACCAGTGGGCGCTGATTTGGTTGCGTAAGTCATGCGGGATTTAGCCATTGCTATCTCATAATCTGCTTTGATTGTGTGATAACTGGTTTCTGTTTCAATTAACGCTTTGTGCGCTTCATCAACTTCTTTAGAGAGCCCGCGTAATTTTTGTTCCACCATTGCGGGTGTAACAATTTCACTCATCATTATCTTTAACCAAACTGATGTTTGAGTTCTCGCGCTTGTTCTGCAACACGATTACTTTGCCTGCATCTGACGAGATGTTAAACGGATCAGGGGTAAGCATAAATCCCGCTCTGTCTAACTTCTCAGCCAACACTTCAGGGAAAATGTCTAACTCCTGGGCTACTGCGCGGATTGCAATAATGTTGAAATGAACTGCAACCTTTAATCCGTTTGATGGTTCAAATTTGTTTTCCTTGTTACTCATAGCATCATTCCTTCCTCTACTGCGCGCCAAACTATGCAGTCATTGTTGTGGTGGTTTTTTCTTGTTGTGCCTGTGTCAATGATGTAACCATCTTTTACAAGGCTGATCCGTGTCGGGCGCACTGTATTGCCCTCTATTTGTAATGTTTTTTCAATTTCATAATCTGTAACACCGCGCAAACCCTGGTTCAAAATGTATTCATACACTTTGCGCTTGAGCGATCCAGTTTTAGGCAAAACTTTTATAGCCGCGGCGATTGATGTGCGTTGCGCGTTGTGTGCAATCGTTACGCTGTTATCCATTGAGTGCCGCCTTACGCGCCAAAATGTGATCACGCAGACTTACGCCATTGATTACAACATCAAGCAAATCTGCATTGAGTTGCCATGCCGCTTTGAGTTCTTCCACATCTGATTGCGTTTCTACCAATGTGTAAACAGCAAATGCACTGGCCTTTTCATCTTCTGTGTATTCGCGTTTTGCCGCAGGTGCTTTTGCTTGTGGCGCATCAGTTGTTTTAGTTTGGCGGTTGCGTACTTCTTCAGATGATGCAATGCCCTTTTTTGTGTCCACTGCAAGAGCGGCCACCATTGCGCGCCCCCAGGCGGCTGTCTCAGCGTTTTGTAATTCAGAGTCACGGGTAAAGTTGGTTGGCCCTGGGATTGGCTCGTATGCCCAACCTACGCCTGGTAATGAGTCATCAGGCGAACGGTATGCCGCGGCGCTGTACACCATGTAACTTTTAATAGATCCGTCAGGCATCTTCACTTCAATTACATAGGGATCTTTCCATGACTGTAATGAACCATGCGGAAACTTTTCTCTGAACTCAATAATTCTTGTTGCCACATCAATGTAATCAAGTGGGCCTTTGTAACTTGCCATTTGTAACCTTCCTGTTTGGGGCTAACTAGCCCGTGTAAGGAGGATTAAAGCCTATGGCGCTGACAAATACAAGCACCCCGTAATTTATGTTCCTGGCGTGTCGGAAATGCCATACTTAGGGCCAGGGGGAAATCATGGCTTATTCACAAATTTCAATCCGCTTAGGCGGTCTTATGGTTGAACTGGGAACAGAAGCAACCTATCCCGACATGGTTAGCGATCTAACTGGGCGTTGCCTATCAACATTTAAAGACGCAATGGATAAAGCCGTTGAAGCGGGTGTAGATGTTTCTGACATGCGCCTAATCACCTCTGATTACTCAGATGATGATGAAGATTAAGGCTCAGCAATAACAATCGGTTTGAAGTATTTTGTGTAATCAGAAACAGAAACTTTTACAACTAAATCCGTTTCATTAGTATCGCGCCGCGTGTGTACTTCAGGGTGCAAACGGGCCAATTCCTTTACAGGCAACATCAAAACACCATCAGTAAATCTAAAACAGATCCTATGAAATGAGTTAGGGCTATCTGTGTACGGTGGGGCAATCATCATTTGTTGTAATTTATTGAACGGGAAAATTGCGGGAACATTGCTAGGTATGTTCAACCATTTAATTTCAAGATCACCAATGTAGTTCTTGCGCCCATTGTCATACAGTTGCAAGATGTGGAAATCAGTAAAATAAAATTTAGGGGTTGGGAAAAGTTCCCATTTCATAGCCTCTTGTAAGAACGCCGCCATTGCGCGCTCTTTTGCATTGTCGCTTAATACTTCTCTGATTGGTTCAAGCGCCATCAATCCAACCAAACTTGATACTGGGCTGTAGTTCTGCCCTTAATTGGATCTACAAAGTGCAAACGCTGTGACGGTCTGCCACTAGCGGCCATTGAGTCACGGGCATAACGGTTATCTGACTCTGTTGAACCTGTCCAATAAATGTTGTAGTGCTTTTGAATTGGCTCTTGTGCATGTCGGTGATAGTGACCTAAGAAAATGTCGTGGAAATCGTAATCATGTGCGCCCGCTTTCCAACGGTTAGCGCCTGCAATCCATGCCGCAGGGCTTGCAAATCCTGAACGGCCTAATTCATCACCATGCATAAGCAGGGCGCGGTAATTACCAATCTCAACTTCTTGAATGTCCTCTGGACAATCCTCCCAGGTTAAACGCTTTTCCCCTGCAAGGATTTGGCGGCTCATTTCATAAACCATGCGATCCACATTGTCAGATTTAGGTACTTCTGCGCGCTTGCCACCAATGCGCCCGTGATTTCCCCACTCTGCAATCACTGTGACCTTTTCAAAGTTAGCCAACATTGTGCGCACAAAATCCACGCAAAGCCTTGAAACAGTGGTGAATTGGCCAAAGAGTGAAGCATCTATCTGCCATAACTGCGCAGGATAGTTAAACAAACCTTCAACCATGTCACCGCCAAACATCACTACACATTCTTTTACAGGGTGATGATGGCGTTGCAGATCAGTCAGGTGTACAACTTTTTCAGAAAATTGCATCACGCGATCCCGCATAATTTCGCTGTTGTAACTGGTTGTAACTTTTGCGCCTTGCCAATCCGTTGTGTGAATTAAAGCAACTTCAGCATTTATTTTGCGCGTATCTTTTTGTGGCGCAGAAACAGGCGGCACTGCACCCAATGCAATCATTGCGTCATAAGCGCCGCGGTGAGTTGCTTCTACTAAATCTTCACTGCGTTCTCTAGATTGCTTAAGTTGTTTTTGTAATCGCAAAATTACTTGGCGTAATTCTTTTACATCTTGTGACTCAATGCCTTCAGGCATGTCCTGTAATCTTTTTTCAAGGCTCATTTGTAAACACGATCTCCTTGCCGTGGTGTGTGTAGCCTTCTTTGTCTATCCAACTATCTTCATGCTCTAAGTTGGCCGTGATGCGCACTGACTTTGCCGCGTCAAACATTAACGCAACAATGGCGGGGTCAATGTCCTCTATGTCTAAAAGCGCACCCCACATGCGGCCTATGGCTGTAAAGTTTTTGCGAGCGCTTCCGTATTCACTTTGGCGATCATCAAGAACTTCCTTTACTCCTTTGGACACCTGCAAGTACCATTTCTGTGAATTCTAATTGTGTCGGAACTACATTTATGTCCTTCAGAACGCAAAGCCTGAACGATTAAATTAACAGGGTAATTTTTTTCCCATGCGTCATCTAATGTCTTTTTATCTGCTTCACTGAGTGAGTCATACATTGTTTGGTATGCACAAACCCCTGCAAAACGACTGGCTGTGCGCTTGTTAATTATTTCTTGAAATGCGTTATTTAATGCCATTGCCTTACCTCCTACGAGAAGCGTACCGCAAAGTAAAAAGCCCCGCGTTAGCGGGGCAGTTTACTTACTTCGTTTTCTTTCTGGCCGCGGGCTTCTTGCTTGCCTTCGCCAACTTGTCTAGTTCTGCGGTTACTACATCTGCAACTACGCCAAACGCAGGATCTTTTGGATTGATTGCGCGGATTGCAGGGCCAGCCGTAGCAATTAAACCAGCAATAAGAAGTTCTTCTACTCCTGTAAATCCATCACTGTATGCAACGCCTAGCGCTACAACAAAAGCGCGTACATAGGACTCTAGTATTGCTTTAACTTTTGCGTTCATTTTTACTCCTTTGGGCGGGCTACCGCCATGATTGTTTTATAGGTGCGCCTCTTGAGATAAAACCCATCACCGTTTGATTGGCTACCTGCGTTACCGCTTGAGGTGTTGCCCTCATACACCTGAATGTATTTAAGGGCTGTATTGTGGAACTTTACAATGCCTACATGATCAGGGGCGGCATCTTCATCAAACTGAAAAAAGACAAGATCCCCACGCTGAGCCTGACCGATAGGCACAAGTTGATTGTTCTTTGTTAGGTGCTTTAACCATAAATCACAAGAAGCAAAACCCTTTTTTGTGTTGGCTACAGCCTTGATCATGCCAGCGTCAAAATACATTTTTGAGGCCGCCATAGCGCACCAGGGTTGGTTGTTAAGGCCAAACCATTTACCAAATGTTGTGTCATTATTTGGGCCTTCTGTGTAGCCCACTGATGCCTTACATAGTTCTAATACTTTTTGGATCATGCCGTTGCCTCCACTTGTGCCTTCAATACCGCTACATCTGTTTTAATGTCAGATTGATTGGCCACTAATTTATTAATTTGATCCTTCATTGACATGCCACCGTTTTCATACACCTGGTACTCAATACGGGCTAAGCGTTTATCTTGATCTGTCAGCCTTACATCTAATTTGCGCCAAATTTTAAACCCGCCCAAAGGCAGGCCAACGCAGATTGCGATTAATTGCGCAACAGCCAATGAGGTATCTAAAGACATTTTCACGAGAAAATGTTACCAATTATGTCCAATTAAGTACGCGAACATTTCCGCTTGCATCAACTATTTTGGCTTGATTAGTTGTAATGTTTAACCAAGCATCACCAATACGCGGATAAGTTGGATCTGAAGTTACATTAGGAAATGTAAAGCGTGTAGCCGTTTCTAATTTGTTTAAGCGGGTATTAATGTCCGTAAACATTCTGTGTAAATCTAAAGGTTGATTTATGTATGCCATTACGCTTCACCTGCTCCTTGTGCAAGAGTTAATGTTACGCGCTCAGGGCCATCTTCTCCTGGTTGAACCGTAAGGCCAACAATACGGTAAATTTCATCAAGAGTATTTGGGAAACGGCTATCAGTAATAATAATGCGAGCGTCATCACCTAGTGCATAAGTGCCAAATACAGGATCAACATACGCGGGTACAACTACTTTGAGAACTGTTGGTGGGTAAGAAGTTGCAAGTGATTGGGCATTTGCTAATTCTTGCAAAACCGTTTGATCTGTAATGTCTGAATAATTAGCCGTTGTTTCTAACAACGCCCAACCCGCTGAAAGTTTTGTAATGTCTTGCCCTACGGCAATTTGTTTTCCTTCATTAGATCCAGCCCCTAACGCATAAACAGTATTGGCTACGGCTGAACCATCTTCAGGGTATTCATACTCAACCATGTTGCCCGCAGGAAAAGTAAATACGGGAACATTAGGATCACCAAATGTGTAAGCCGTTCCACTACGCGGGTAGTAAGTGTTAAAATTTTTAACAGGCAAACCTGTTATGCCGTCATACTCAACATCAATAGAAAAATCAAAACCGTCACCCTGGCGGCTAAGATCTTGCACCGCTTGAAATACATTTTTTAATTCATAATTGTAATAAGTACGGTTCACTAAAATGCCTGATGTGGTTTGACCTGCACTGTTATAGCCAACACCAATGTCACCATAAGTTGCTGTTTGAGCATCTTCAATAAGGGTTTTGGCAATTACTAATTGATCAATGTTTGTGAACTGAACATCTTGAGTAACGCGTCTGTGATCAAAATAAGAGATCCATTCTTGCGCGCTAAAGGTAAGAGTCTGTGAAGCGCTACTGTAACTACGCCCCCAAATAACTCCACCCCATACTAAAATGCCATCACGATCTACATAAAGGCCACAATGCGCAGGAATGGTTGAAAGTTCAACATTGTATTTATCGGCGTTTACGCCTGAAAGAAGCAGATGGCCTTGAAAAGTTCCAGGCTGATTAAGTTGTTGAGTAAAACCAACACCAGTTAAAGGAAGTTCTCCAATGATGGTATTACTAAGCAAATCAACAAATAGGTAACGATAAGTTGTAGCCATTCATTCTCCTATTTGTATTCTTTTTTTTGCCACCAAAATTTTTTGTAACGGTCAAAGAATACTGTATTAAACTTACGCACATCAGATGTATGTTTTTCTTTTTCTTTTTTGCCGCCTAATTTAGATGTCCACGCTTCTCGCTTAAACGGTATAACTTGAATAAATGGAGTTCCCGCAGGGATCATTCCCTCAAAATTAGGATTGCGTAATTTAAGAAACATGTTAAAAGGTAAAGAAAAATTATCTGTATCAACTATTGCATTTGTGCAAATAATTGGGCCTGGCTCATGGTGTTGAGGTTCGCACACTAAAATTGACCAACCTTTAGGAGTTTTAATGCTCCAGGGGTGAACTATTCTGACTGCGTAATTTATTTCTCTTGAATAAGGGTGATTTTGAAATTGCTCCATTATTTGAAATGCTACTGCTTGCATTTCGCCCCATTGAAAATAAGGCCCTTCAGGAGTTTGTCTTACATAAATGTCATAAGGTGTTTCAATGATGTACCCCGCCGTCATGAGATCCCATAAAGGCATACAGCGTTTTATGGTAGATACAGGCGTACCATCTAAAGAAGGTTCTTTTTTGTTATCAGGTTCGTAAGACTTAGCGTTTTTATACCATTCAGGAATGTAATGAATAGCGGGTTTAGGTTTTTCTAGTACACCCTCAGGGTTGTGAACATCTGTAAATACAATTTCCATTTTGCCTCCAAAAATAGATTACAAACAGACTATCACATAGGTACTTGAATTTGATCCCACTTACCCTCATTTTCGTTCCAAATGTAATTAATTCCAGGCTGTATTTCAGGCTTTGGAATAGGGGCTTCCCAACGGCAAGTTTCCTCATTTAGCACCCATGAGTCAAAACGCTTAAACGGAATAAAAGCATCACGGATTGGATCGTAAGTTTCTCCTGGCGTTGGGTAATTTTTGCGAAAAGTTTTATTAAAAGAGGCTTGTTTCCAAACACCCCCTTTAAATAATTCTAAACAAAAATCAATACCTTTTTGTTCTGACTCTTGACCGTTTTCATCAAGTAATTCATTATTATGGATAACAACTATTCTTTTAACAACATTGTTGTCATCTAGTTCTGCAAAATGTGCCATTAGATTGTTATGCTCCCGCTTCCAGTCCAGCGGTAAATTTTGTAACCGCCCGTGTTTGTTAATGAAGGAGAACCTGTAGTGGCAGCGGCATCAGGGTAAGTATTGGAGTATCTAACCATAACTACTCCGCCTGATCCTGAACCTGGGCCGCCTGAACCACTACCTCCACCTCCTGAACCTGTTTGAGACGCTCCACTTCCACCGCTACCAGTAGCGCTACCGTTACCACCTATACCGCTACCACCTGAACCTTGAGGTTGTCCGTTAAATCCTGAAGCACCACCGCCACCTGCGTATGTGACGCTTGCACCGCTAAATGAAAATGCAGAACCGCTACCACCATTGCCAGGTTGCCATGCACAACTCACATAATTAACCGAAGTACCAACGCCACCTTTACCGCCGCCGCCACCCGCTATACCACCTGAACCAGCGTTGTTGCCTTGTCCTGCAATACCCGTTCCTGATGCTTGACCTGAACCTGAGTTACCGCCTCCTGAACCACCATTTTGTCCAGGCCCAGCGTTTCCACCATTTTGTCCACCGCGGCCACCAGCATTTGAAGTGATACTTGAAAATACTGAGTTAGAGCCTTGACCGCCTACCGTTACCGTGTAAGTAGTTCCAGCCGTAACCGCTAAACCTGTGCCAGTCAATAATCCGCCAGCGCCACCGCCGCCACCAGGGTTTGTTCCACATTGGTATCCGCCCTGTCCTCCACCAGCAAGAACAAAGTATTCAACATTAGGAGTTTTAGGAATTGCGGGAGTTACAGAGTTAGAAGCGGCAGAAGCCGTTGAAGTTCCGTTAGCGTTGGTTGCTGTAACTGTAAATGTATAAGCAGTTCCGTTGGTTAAACCTGAAACTGTAATTGGGCTTGCACCTGTTCCAGTTAAAGATCCAGGAGATGAAGTTGCTGTAAATGTTGTTATTGCAGATCCGCCTGTTGCGCCCGCTGTGTAAGTAACTGTTGCGCTTGCGTTTCCAGCCGTTGCTGTTCCAATTGTAGGTGCTTGAGGAACTGTTGTTGCTGTAATACTGTTTGATGCAGATGATGCGTTTGATGTTCCTATTGCATTTGTTGCAGTGACAGTAAAAGTGTAAGAAGTAGATGATTGCAACCCTGTAACAGTTAAAGGTGATGAAGCACCTGATGCAGTAAATCCACCTGGGCTAGATGTAACCGTGTAAGAAGTAATAGCGGAACGCCCATTGTAAGCAGGCGCAGTAAAAGTAACTGTTGCCGCGCCATTATTGTATGCGCGTCCAGTACCAACATTTGTTGCAGTTCCTATTGTTGGGGCATTAGGTTTTTGTCTGCCTGATCCTGAAATAACAGCCAACATTGACATTAGATTAGATCTCCCACTACTAACCAGTTGTTTGCTGTAGTTTGTATAGCCGCAACTGAAGAATACTGAGCGCGGATTATGGGGCTTGCCGCTGTTGCTCCCGCTGAAACCACTGTTACGCCTCCTGCACCTGAAATAGTTACATTGCCAGCACCGTATTCACTCATCATAATAACAGCACCAACAGGTAACGCTACAGAACTGTTAAGAGGAATTGTAACCGCAATAGGTGATGCGTTAGAAAGTGTTACAAGTTTTCCATTATCAGACAAAGCCAAAGTGTATGAAGTTCCTGTTTGTGCATTTGTTGCAACGCTTGCGGCTAAAGTTACAGCCCCGCTTGATCCGCCTCCTGTTAATCCTGCGCCCGCTGTAACGCTAGAAATGTCACCTGAAAGATTTGTTCCTGCATCAACGCGTGTGTCTGTAATGTTACCTGCGTTAATTTGAGTTACAGCCGCGCCTACTGCAACCGTTGCAAGTGAAATTGAATTGGCAGGAAGTGTAGGAGCAACAGGAGATCCCGCAGGAGTTCCTGCGATTACTTGAAAAATTACATCATTGTTAGCACCTGAATAAAAAGCATCACGCACTGTTGCGCATACAAGATCAATCCGTGGGTTTGTTGGATCGGCTGTTGTAATTGTCAAAGTGTCTGTTGCGTCATTAAAAATTGTGTAAACACCCATGTTAATTGTTGTTGTTCCAACAATAGCCGCCCAGCCTGAAGCAACCCGTACCGACATGCCAACAGGTGAATTAGCGCTAACGGCTAAAGAAGAAGCGCCAATTGTGCCAGTAGTAGCCCACAATGCTTGCGCTGTTAAACGGTCATACTGAGCAGGGTATGAGCCTGCCTGTAGCCATGATGGGGGCGTTTGTAGTGTCATTTATTCTCCCTTAGATGTACGCAGAATACCAAGAAACGGTAGCCTGAGTAGTTCCCGCTAATGTGCTTGTGCCAGTAAAAAAGAAATTTGAATTGCCTGGCGGCGCATCAAACCATGTTCCTGAAATTAAAAGATTACGCGCAGGGTTTCCGTTAAGCGTAATTAATTGATTGTAAAGATCAATTTCTAAAGTATCTAAAGCGCTATAAGTTCCTGTAAAATTAAGTGTATTGCCAGTTGTTGTGTTACCAATAACAGGATTTGTAATAGGGCCTTGAATAGTAATTGTTGGGTAAGTAGTAGCCCAACCAATGTTTTGAATAGTTGTTGTAACGCTAGAAGAACCGCCACCGTATGTATAATTAAAAGTTCTGTTATAGGTACGCCCTAAAGCCGCGCTAATAAGCATGTTTGCAGTCTGCAAATTACTGTTGTAATAATTTGGATCAGGGCAAAAGAAATCAACTTGAGATGTAATGTATCCATAAGTGTAATTAGGATCAATGGTTGTACGCATTGCGCGAACACGGGCGTTTACAAATTGCTCACTGGTTGGAATGTTTGGAAACTTAAAATAAAGCGGTGTTGTTCCTGATGTTTGAGGCAAAAGAACGCTTTGAATTGTGTTGTAATTTGTTTGAGCAGATCCGTTGCTATCGCCAAAAGTATTAAAAATAATTGAAATCACTCTACCGCTTAGAAAATCGCGGCCTGTAAACATGCCATCATGATAGCCGCGGTTATCATCTTGATTGCGGATACCAGGCAATGACTCAAGGCCATCAACGCTTAAAATTTGATAAGGAGAACCAGCGCCACCAAATACTTGATTGTTGAAAGCAAATGAATAAACCTGCGTTAAAGTTGTCATAGTATTAGCGCACTACCTTTTCCCCCACCAGCCGTTACAGCATTACCGTATTTAACGGCGCTAATAACCGCTAAGTGAACATCATACGGATCAACTTTAGTTGCTGTAATGTTGTTATTAACAGTTAAATTTGAATTAGCGTAAGGGTTGGCGGTCATTCCTGCGCGAGCAGGATCGTAACCTGCGGCGGGAATAATGTCACCTTTTTTAGCAATAGTAGGAGCATTTTGCATTGCAGAAAGAGCCGCTTGAGCCGCACCAAGAGCCTTCATAGCATCAGCGACTTCTTTTAATTTATCTTGAAGGTCAGCAAGTTTTTTCATTGTGGCTTTGTTTATGTCATCAATAGCCTTTTCATAGTCCTTCTGAGCCTCTGCAAGCGCCTCTTGAAGATCTTTAGTTGCTTCCGCAAGTCCTTCAGTTAAGTTTTTTTGCGCTTCCGCTCTAGCCTCTGTAAGAGCCTTTGTAGCGTCCGCTATGGCTTCATCATAAGCCTCTTTAGCATTAGCCAACGCTTCTGTTAAAGCCTTATTAGCATCAGCAATTTTTTCATTACGATCTTTTTGGGCTTGAGCCATTGCTTCTTCATAAGCCTTATTAGACTCTGCCAACGCTTCTGTCATTTGAGTATTGACTTCAGCCAATGACTCTTTAAGATCAATAGAAACTTGGTTGTATGCGTTCATCATTTCTTCAGTTGCAAAACTGGTAGATGTACTCATTTGCTTAGCAAGTGTATCTAGCCCATGTGCAGAAACATCTTCTAATCCATAGTAAAGTTCTTGTAATTCATTTGTTGCTTCAGGTGATGCGGCTTTTAAAGCCTCTGCAATTTTGTTACCCGCTTCAGGGCCATTTTTAACAACTTGCTCAATAAATACCTGGCTGTAGCCCATGCCAGCGAGAGCCGCCGCATTAGCCTGAAGTTCTTTAGCCGCGGCTAACTTAGCCTTAAGATCAGCAAGAAGTTTGTCTGCACTATCTGCGCCACCCTTAAATGCTTCGCCTACATCAAAACCAGTTTTAGAAGCAAAAGCATTACGCAAACGATCTACGCCCTGTTGAATAATGTTTGCTTGTTTTTCCGCCGCGGCTTTAGTTAAAGTGGCGGTTTTTTCAGCCGCGCTTTTGCGTATGTCATCAAGTTTGTCATTGTTGGCTTTAAGAAGATCTGCTTTTTTGTTAGCATAATCTTTTTCAATGTTTTCAAGCGTTTCTTTATTACGCTTGTATGCTTCTGTTTCAGCCTTATCTCTGCGCTTTTGCGCATCAGCCTTTGCTTCCTCAAAACGCTTATCTGCTTCTTCATTTGCTTCTCTAAATCGTTTTTTAAGTTCAGCAACGCGTTCATCATAACGCTTGTGCGCTTCAAACATTTTTTCGTTGCGCGCCTCAAGAACCTCTTGAGCCTTTTCTTGAGAGTCAGCAATAACTTCATTCATGTCTTTGTAAATTTTTGCTACATCTTTTTTATAGCCTTCAAGTTTCTTTTTTTGTGCGTCAGTAAGGCCACCACCGCTACCGCTACCGCCGCCACCGCCGCCGCCTTCGCCTCCGCCTTTACCTTTTGTTGTATCGTTTTTGGCAGACTTGTTTGCGGAGGCAGTAAATTTATCTACAGCGCCTTTTAAGCCTTCAATTTTAGTTGCTGTTTTTTCAGCAAAATCTCCAACGCCTTTAATAGCGCCGTCAATCATGCTTAAACCTGATTTAGCCGCGCCGCCAACGCCAGGCAATTTAGATAAAACGGTTAAGAACAATTTAAGAGGCCCTGTGACTACCTTCATAATAATGGTAATCATGTCACCCCATGCGCGGATCATAAAGGCTACATAACTAATAACAGCCTTAGCAACAACGGCTACGCCATTTCTAAATGTTTCGCTTTTCTTGTAAGCAACTACAAAACCAGTAGCAAGCATGGCAACAGCGGTGACAATGATGCCAATCGGGTTTGCTCGCATAGCCGCATTAAGTGCAAGCATTGATGCGGCAAGCCCATTAGTAGAAGCAATAGAAGCAAGCGTTGCTCCTGTAAAAAGAACTTGCGCAACTTTTAAAACAGTAGTTGTAACAACTACTAATTTTTGAATTGCTAAGTAAGCCTTGTAAGCGGCAACACCTCCTAGAATTGCACCAGTTAATGTAATGATAACCGTTGAATTGTTTTTAACAAATGTTCCAAAAGTGCGTAACCCTGGAATAAGTTGATCAGTTAAAAAGTCTGTTACAACTTTTAATGCAGGTAATAATTTTTTGCCTAAATCTTCTTTTAATTGATCAAAGTCATTTCTAAGAACTTGCATACGGCCTTCAGGAGTATTGCGCAATTCTTTGTTAAAATCTTTGTATGTTGAATTAAGCACTTCAACAATAGCGGCGGAGCGTTGTGCTTCCGTTCCTGATGAAATTTGTTTTTTTGTAGTTTCATCAAGCACAAAACCAACTCTTGTAAGAGATCCAAAGTTGCCGTTAAGCGCTTGTGCCAATCCGTTAGTCATCTGTTTAAATTCATCAGCGCTTGCATTAGCGCCCTTTTCAGCCGTGACATAATCAAGAATGGCAGGCGTTAATCTTTCAATAGTGTCAGCCTGCAAATTAAATGTTGCCAACTGTGATTGTGTCTGCGTAATGTTTCCCGCAGTAACAACGCCTACTTTTTGTAAAGCATCAGCCTGAGCATTAAGTGCGGCAATTTGTTCATCAGTTGCACCAGTACCAACCTTCATCAATTGGTACAAACGCTGTTGTTGCGCTTCTGCTTCTTGCGCTTGCTGTATTACTTCTCTACCAAATTGAAGAACCTGAGTTCCTGCAAAAGCAATACCAAGAGATGCACCAATTTGTTTTACCTTGCCAACAAAATTAGTCATGCCAGTAGAAGCCTGTTGAACAGATTTATCTACGCCTTTGATTGCGTTTTCCGCTTGCGCTAAACCTGATTTTAAACCTTCTACATCTGCCTGTAATTTAATAAGCATTGGGGGGATTAGATCAGCCATGATTAACTCCCCAATTTCTCTTTAACAGCGGTTGTAAAGATCCTGTTGATTTTGCCGCTACGCAATAGCATTAAAGCCGCAGGTTCTAAGTAAGGGTATTTTAACCCCGCAGGCCATTTTCCGCCGCCCTTTTCTACTTGACGGGCATAAATCATTGTTGGCCCAACTTCAGCGGTGTAAATACCTAAGCCAACACGGTAAGTAGTTTTAATAGATCGTTTGAGATTACCTGTAATAGTGTTAGGCCCTGATCCGCCAACATGTCTTGGTGGAGTAATTTTTAACCACGGGTTGCCAGTTTTTTTACTTACACGCTTTTCATAACTGCGTGTGCCTTGAAAGTTTAATTTTGCCTGGCGTTCTACTGCAAGGCCAACGCGCATAATTCCTAATTGTGCGCCTTGTTCAATTTTTTCAGCCGCGCCATCAATAGCGGCGAGAACATCTTTAAGGTTCTTGATAACAATTTCAGCCATCTTGCAACCTTTCTGTTTTCACTTCATCAACGGTTCTAGCAATTGCTATTAACCAATCCGCCGTATTAGCGGGCAAGTTATCTACCTGTTCAGGTGTCCAACCAAACCGCTCTGCCATTTGGTAGTAATACCAATGCTCATCAGGATAGGAAAAGGCTTCATGCCTTTCCCCACCCTTGAGCAACCATTTTAGGCGTTGGAGTTCTCGCCACCCGCTTTTGGGTCTGCCTCTGTCTGTGGCGTTTCAGTTAAATTAGGGAACAAATACTTTTGCGCGTCTTTTGTATGTTCTACCAAAGCATCATAATCAGCCATTGTTAGTTCATCTAATGACTCAAGTTTGACTGATGGCGGAATTAAATCAAATGTCCATGACTCAACAAGCATGGCAATAAGTGCATCACCTAATGCAAGTGCTTTTGTTAAATCTCCACCTACTGCGTTATCCGCAGACTTCATTACATTCTTGCGATCTTTTACGCGTAATGTTGATGGATCTTTTAATGTTACTTTTGCCCCTGATGGCAGTGTTACTTCTTTAGACATGTTGCCTCCTGTTTGGTTTGCCTTCCTAAATGATACCTAAAAGGAGCAAGCGGTGTG